AGGGGGACGCGGTGGAGGACGCGCTCAGCGAACTTAGGAATCTCGCGGAGCAATTGCGGCAGGACGCGTGGCGTGAGGAGTCAAGTCCGATGCTGACTCACTCAACAAACGTGCAAAAGAAGGTCGCTGCCGCCCGCGCCCAACGCACCAAGGAGTGCGCCGAACTGGAGGAACTACGGGAACGAATAGGCCAGGCCGAACCGTACGAAGGGCTCTATCACGGAGTCTGCGAAGCCCGCGATGCCCTAGCAGACGAACTCGCCCGCCTGCGGGAGGAGTGCGATGAGTGCCGCCGCAAGTGGGAGGCTGGCCTGGCAGAAGCCGCACGTACTCAGGCGGAGGCGGAGAGTGAGAACGAACGCCTGCGGGAGGAGCGGAAGGGGGGGCGGGTGGTGGAGGTGAGCATCGAACACGATCCGAGCAGAGATGACCTAACTCGCCGTGTCGTGCTACATGAACCAGGCAGAAGTGACCCCTGGGCCTTCGATCTTAGCGAGGAGGGGGTGCGAACACTGGTTGGGACTAACGAACCGGGACTCAAGTATGTAGCCACCATCCACCGCGTCGAGGAGAAGGCGAAGGTGGATGTGGAGAACTCCCCCGACGCCGAGCCGGAGCCGGGGGGGGATGGGCCGCCACATGGCTTCCTCGGCCGCGGCCCCACCCTCGACGTCGCGCCGGAGCGGGACGCGATTGGCGACACCGCCGTGGCTATGGAGGATTTCATTGACCGCGTGAGGACTCGAAAGTGGATGTGCTGCCTGTGCCACAAGCGGAATACCGGAGAAGCAGGCGAGATGTGCCACTTCTTCTGTGATTCCTGCTACAACCAGGCCAAGGAGCGGGAGGGGGAGCGGGTTGTGGATGTGCGGGGCCTCCAGAACATACACGTTGACGGCGGTGTGCTGTGTCTGCCGCCGGGCACCTGGGCGTTCCGCCGCGTCGAGAAGGCGAAGGTGGTGCGGCATAGCCCGCGAAGTTGCTTCGTAAACGTGCCCGAGGGGTCGCGCTTGGTCCTGCGCGGTGAGCGGGGCGAACTGTCCGTAGCCTCGACTCCGGGTCGTTATGAGGTGATCGAGGCCGACCTGCTGGAGGGCGACGATGGCGGATAGGGTTTGTGGGCAGTGCGCGGAGTGGACGATTAGACGCATTGCTGAATGGGGTCTGAGTTATCAGAGTGGCTGGTGCCACCTAAAGCAGCAGGAGATTGACGTGGACACCCCCGCCTGCGAGCGCTTTCGGGAGAGGAAGAGCGATGGCGAGTAAGATTCGTGGTGAGTGCGAGAGGTGTGAGCATTATGCAGGGCCGGGCCATCCAGATGGCTGTCGGGTGGCAGGCCCTCTGGAGAATGCGAGGATGCGCCCGGTGTGGACCGAGGGTGGACGCAAGTGCCGTGGCGACTTCAGGGAGAGGAAGCACGATGACGAGTAAGACCTTCACCGTCCGCGGCCGAACTCTTGTCGCCGAGATCCAGCGCGGCGAGGATGGCGGCTTCGTGGCAAGTGTCCCCAAGCTACGGGGGTGCTGGAGCCAGGGCGAAACCTTCGACGAGGCGCTGCGGAACATCACGGAGGCGGCGACGCTGTATCTCGAAGCACTGGAGAAGGGCGATGGCGAGTAAGAAGTTGTGCGAGTTCTGGAAGCCCGACCGATATGGAGAGGGCAAGGGTGGTTGCTATGCCGCGGGCGAGGAGGGCAACATTGTCTGCCTTACCGAGGGCGAATTGGGCGACAACCCATTGCCGGACTGCATGAGCTACCCATTCGGTATCACCGCCGACCGTGACCGTGAGCGCGCCCGCGCCGAGGCCGCGGAGAAGCGCGTCGCGGAACTGGAGAAGGACGCGGAGCGGTTGGCGGGGGCTGGAGGCGTCCTGCGCATCCACGTTGATTGTTGTCGCGAAGAGAAATGTGTTGCACATAAGCTTCTGACGTTGGCGATAGGTTCGTGGGATGAAGCCCTGCGTACCCACGAGGCGCTGAAGGAGGCGAAGGATGAATGAGTGCGTTGACAAGAGTTACACCCCAAGCGGTGCCATCTGCCGCCGAGCACTGGAAAGTCGTCCATGCCCAGGAGAATATGAGTGCATTCAGCGGTTGGCTGCGGAGGCCGAACGACGGGGCCTTCGTGCCGATGCCTCCGAGAAGCGCGAGCAAGACTTGATTGTGTCCGAGGCAAAGGCGGTTCAGTGCGTGACGGACCTGCGAAAGCGGGTCGCGGAACTGGAGGCCCGAGGCTTTAGGCTGTCTGATCGCGAGTGCTCGACGTGCGACCGCCGGATGCTGGCGTATCGCGGCGGGGATACGATCTGCCCTGAGTGTAGCTGGCGGGGGAGGGAAGAGGACGCGCGCAGGATTGTGGCCACGGAGAAGGACGCGGAGCGGCTGGCGACGGCGGGTAGGAAAGTTGAAAATCGGGCGAAGCACTATCACGAACACGAAGGCACTGGCGACTACTTTGGGTTACCGAGAGCGTTAGCGCGTCTCCAGGAAGCCCTGCGCGCCCACGAGGCGCTGAAGGAGCGGAAGTGATGGTGTTACGCACCTACTGGGGCACAGTCGAAGAGAGGGATGGCGTGATAACCCTCGACTGTGACGAGGCGGCGGCGACGGCCGAGGGCGGCGGCGGGATCGGGAGCGCGCTGACGTTTATGGAGTGGGATGGGAAACCGCTGCGCTTGACAGTCACGCGAACGAAGGTGTGGCGACCAGAGCCGTGGGCGGACCTATGGTTCGTGGCGCGATATAGCGACAGGGACGAACCGTGGCCGATGCGGTACGCCCGCTTTACGCAGGTTGTTGCTGAGGTGGGTAGATCGCTGGGCCCTGAACCAGCATTGCAGGCAATAGACGCAACCATCGCCTGGTATGAAGCAGAAGTGGACCCGCGTGATCTCGACTGCTGCCAGCGCACGTATCGGGTATCACACAGCGAGAAGGCATTGCACATCGACTGGCAGGGGCACGTGGTATCCCTGCCCGCCCCCGTCTGCGAACTCGGGCTGTACGTCGAGGGCTGCGTGTGCGAGGTGACGGTCGAATGACGCACGCGGAGCTTGTCAAGTCGCTTGCCGCCCACTTGTGGCAACCTAGCCGCCTACTCTGGACGGGGGTGGCAATAGGTTCGCGATGGCTCCAAGGCGGTTGCCCCGTGCCGGATGTGCTGACGGCACAGAAGAGCTATACGAAGCCGATGCTCACCGCCTATGAGGTGAAGGCCAGCCGCGCGGACTTTCAGAGCGATATGCGAAGCGGGAAGTGGCTGAAATATCGGGAGGTCACCAGTCGGGTTCTGTTCGCCGTACCACGAGGATTGGTGAAGCGCGATGAGGTACCCATCGAGGCGGGCATTATCGTCTACAACCCGGAGAAGCAGAGTTGGGCAGTCCATCGCGCTGGTCGGTTGGCGCAGGTTGACCTAGCGGCATTCGAGTGGCAGAGCCTTCTGTTTGCCCAAACTTGGGAGGGCGAAGGGACGCGCGATCTGCGTTACCGGCGGTTGGGCCTAGACCGCTACGAACTAGAGGAGGCGGCGCGCTTGCAGGGCAAGGCGCTTGCGGACGTAAAGGCGCGATTGAAAGATGAGCGAACCGAGCATAACTTATTGGGCGTTTTGCGTGAGCATTGCGGCGGGGAGCTTCCAGATACCTGGGAATTGGAGAAGCTGTTGCGGGCGGGCACAGATGGGGTACTGCGAATAGAGGTGGAGAGAGCCTGCCGGATTCTCAGTAATGCACTTGACGCGGTAGGGGGGGCGAAGTAGTCAGTCGCAGCAACGGAAACCCAACCATGCCACGCAAGACACCAGAGACTGAAGAAGAGCGCAGGGAGCGCCTCATCCGAAACAACCCCTACAACGGCGCGGGCAACTGGGTTGACTGGTCGGAGGTGTTCTGGCAGGGCTACTTCATGCCGTCCTTCGAGCGCATCCGGCAGGAGTCGATCAAGGGGCGGAGGGTGGCGTGACCAACCCACTTGACGACCCTGGCCTTTTCGGGGTACATTGAAATAGTAGCGTAGAAGCACGACGACTGGCCCCTGGCCCTGGTGGGTTTGGGGGAAGAGCTGGCGACGCGTAGCCGGCTTCTGAAGCGAGATAGGTCCTGATCAGACTGAATCTGGCTCCAGGGGCCGGCTTGTCATTTGGCCGGGTGCAAGCGAGGACAGAGGGTTATGCGGATTGTGAACGATGACGGCCCGTGGCGACTGGCGGCGGGGCTCGTGAAGCGGGCGAAGCGCGACCTGCGGGGTCGGGACCCCCTGGAGAAGGCGCGGTCGCGGGCGTTCTTCCGAGGTCCGCTCTTCCGGGCTATCTGCGACGTGGCAGGCCGAGAGGTCACGGAGGCGCGGCGGGAGCTAGGGGTATGAGTGCGGCCCTGTCCAGCCTGTTCGTCGCCCTCAAGATCGTGGGCGTGATCTTCGTGGCAATCGTGGTAGTCGGCGCGTGGCTATTCACGCAGGACCTAGCCGACAGCCTGACGGGGAGGGGCGGGTGAACGAGGAGGCGAGAGTGACGGGCGATTTACGAGAATGGCAGGAACTTCAGAGGTACTTTCTTCCTCTGAGTCATGGGGAGAAGGCCTCGCTAGAACTTAGCGTCAGAGAGGCAGGACAACAGGCGCCGATCATCGCGTTGCCCGATGGCAGGATTATCGACGGCCTGCACCGGCTGGGAGCAGTTGACGGGGCCAAGAAGAAGCCAACCGTCACCGAATTTCCGGGCAGCGAAGAGGATGCATTCATCCTCGGCATCAGCCTCAACTGTGCCCGACGCCAGATGAGCATGGACCAGAAGCACGAGCTGGCGTTGAAACTCAAAAAGCGCGGCCTCACCCAGGAACGGATCGCGCAAATCATGGGGGTCGAGAATACAACGGTCAGTACATGGCTGGCCGAAAAGGGAAGCAATTCCAAAATTGAAAATGCTTCCCTCGATTTGCGCTACACAGTGCCTCGGGGGGCCAAGGTTGCCATAGTGGACCGAGTGGCCAAGGGGGAAACGCAGGCTGAGGTGGCGGGAGATTATCATATCACGCGACGGCGAGTAGGGCAGATCGTGAAGGCCGCCAATCAGAAGCAGAAAGCTGCGAAGGGCGGGCCTGGTGGGCCCCTGCCCGAAGGTAAGTTTGCGGTGCTGTATGCCGACCCGCCCTGGCAATACGACTTCAGCGAGACGGAATCACGCTCGATAGAAACCAAGTATCAGACACTGACGCCGAAACAGATCGCCGACTATGAGGTCAAGGGGCGGCGCATAGCAGACCTCCCAGCCGACGACTGCGTTCTTTTCTTGTGGGCCACGAATCCAAAGTTGCTGAAGGCGCTTGAGGTTATCGCGGGCTGGGGTTTCACCTACAAGACGAATATGGCATGGGTCAAGAAGCAGATCGGTATGGGCTATTGGGTGAGGGCAAAGCACGAACTGCTTCTGATAGCCACGAAAGGTAGCCCTCCAGTGCCGAGTCCGGCGGTACGGCCGCCATCAGTGATCGAGGCAGCGCGCAGGAAGCATAGCCAAAAGCCGGAGGCGTTTCGTGCGGCAATAGAGCTTATGTGCCCTCACGCTCCGAGCGAAAAAGAGAAGATCGAGTTGTTCGCCCGTAAGATTGTACCGGGGTGGACGGCATGGGGGAACGAAGTTGGCGATTGACGTCGTTGTCCATGATTTTGCAGAGCGACTAGAGCAGTCCATTTCGATGGACTATGAGGAGGCATGGGCCGCGTTTTACCGTAAGGTCTGGCCCGACCTGCTGGCATGTGTACGGCTGGACAAGGACAGCGAGTGGCAGCGGGCTGGAGTAGATAGACTCATCATCCGCCCACATCTCATAGTCACGACGATAGACGAGAAAATGCGGGAACGCAATTATAACGACATTCTGCTGGAGGAGTGGAGTGTCTGTGAATTCGACTCGAATACAAAGACGGTTACTCACGGGAACAAGCCGGGTTGGGCCATGGATAGATCAAAGCGGTGTGACTATCTGGCCTACGCTATTCCGGCGGCCCGCAAGTGCTATCTCATTCCATTTGATCTATTGCGGCGCACTATGTGGCGGTACCTGAAGTCCTGGAAACAGAATGCGGACTGCGTCTATCCAATTGCCGCCAGAAACGCCGGATATACCACTGTGAGTATTGGCGTAAAGTGGCCTATGCTGAAGGTGGCGTTGACGAACGAAATGAGTCACTTCTTCAGTGCGAAACGCGAGGGCGAAGACCAGTCAGCGGAGTCTACCGTCGATGCGAACGGGCAGATGACGTATAGGCATATTGCATAATGTTTATTCTAAGCCCCAGGCAAGCGGAGCGCGTCCATGCCTAGCCTCTCCCTCGGTGCCCAATGGCAGCGGCAGATAGACATGGCGCGGTACAGCCGGGAGCCGTTCGCGGCCACGCCGGAGAGGGTAGAGAGGTTGCTGACGGTGCAGGGGATCGGGAAGCGGAGACTGCGACGACCGCCACGAGAGACGCACAGACGGTGTGAGGGCTTCGTGATAGGGACGGGCGCACCCTGCAAGGCGTGGGCGATACCGGGCAGCGACTTCTGCGCGGTTCACGAGCGGTACGTGGCGAGACGGGAACGGAGGTGATCGGAATGTACTGGCGATGTGGTCGATTCAGTATCGCGGTCGGGCTTGGGTATGCCTGGCTGCGAATCCGCACTCGTGACATGATGCCCCGCGGCCTATTTGTTCGCGTCGGCGCGGGAGCGTAGGGAGAACGGACGTGGGTGACGCCGAGTTTACGATAGAGGCAGGATGGCAGCTTCAAACCGATGTGAGCGTTCGGGACATGCGTTGGGGCGATCCCGACCAAGAGTGTTATGCGGACATACTGCGCGACGAAGGCAGGCTCAGACGCATAACTGGCGTGCAGACAACTGCCGAAGCGATGCGGATTGGCGAGGCATTGCAGGCGGGGGACAGGCTTACGGTGGAGTGCGGGCGTATGCGCCTGACGGGTTGGTTCCAGGTGGAGCACGACGACGCAGGCTATGTGCTCAAGGGCACGGTGGAGCGGACTGAGTATGTCTGAGCGCAAGCCGTGGGAGAGGCAGAAGAACGAAACCCGGAAGGCGTATGAGGCTTTCCTGGCTTACCGGGACATGGGCCTACCCCGTACTTTGGTGGCCGTTGGTAAAGCGTTGGGCAAATCCACGACCTGGATGACGGTGTGGAGTGCCAAGTGGTCGTGGGTTGACCGCGTTGCCGCCTACGAGGAAAGCGTGCGGGCAGAGGCGGAACACCAGGCGTTCGAGAGGCGCATTAAAGAGCAGCTTGAAGAGCAAGAGGAACGAGAGAAGCAGCGGAAGACGCGCCTGGGCGGTGCTCGTATTCTACGGACGGTGGCGACGACGGCGGCGACGGAGCTAGGGTTGGCGCTCCAGGCGGGCGAGCACAAACAGACGTTGACATGTCCGAAGTGCGGTGAGGCCATAGGCACGGACAGGCTTATGAAGCTAGCCGCAATCGCCCGACAGATAGCACCGATGTTCGACAAGGGGGCGATGCACGAACGACTGGAGGAGAAGGAACCGACGGCAATCGTGGAGACGCGGCTGACTCGCTCCCAGGAGTTGCGATTGGCGGAATGGGTACGGGATTATGCACCGCAGACTCGATGGGACGAAGCGGCGGAGGCGGTAGACGCTATCTTCTCAGTGAACGGGAAGGCAGAAGCAGCCGATGGCAGTGAAGACGCTCCTGACTGAGGCGACAAAGAGCGCGGGCGGCCAGCCCCTGATGAAGCCCGCGCTGCATCCCGGTCAGCAGTACGTGAGGGAACACCTGCTCTTGGGTATTGCCCGCTTCATCTGTCTGATGATTCACCGGCGCTGGGGGAAGAACTGGCTCTGCATTTGCGACATGCTAGAGCAGACGAAGGTGCTACTGAAGCAAGACCGTTCTCAGTTGAACCCACCTGTCGTCGTCTGGTTTGTGGTACCGACCTATACCCTGGCAGACGAACTCTGGACTGACCTCAAGCGCATGGTGCCGCAATCTGGCGTGCGACGCCTCATCAATAGCAAGCCGCAGGAGATGGACCTGAAGGACGGGACGCATATCGCCATCCGTTCGGCGGACCACCCCGATACCCTCGTGTCGGCGGGCGTTGACCTGCTGTACATGATCGAAGCAGCCCGGATGCGCGAGGATGCGTGGCTCACCGTACGGCCGACCTTAGTATCACATGGCAGGCTGGGGCGAGTGATATTCAACTCGACGCCCAAGGGCAATAACTGGTTTGCGCGGCTCTATCAGCAGACGCAGAACGGCAATCCGGCATGGGTAGGCATTCGGATTCCTGCCTATAACGATGATGGAGCGCGTCACGAACTCAGCCCTATGCCTACCGATGAGCGGATGGACGAGGAGCGCCGGACATATCCCGCCCGATGGTTTGCACAGGAGTACCAGGCGGAGGTCCTGACTGGCGAGGGCGCTGTCTTCCGCAACGTCCGCGAGCGCATTGGTGCCAGCCCGGTCCCGCCTACGCGCCCCCTCGTATGCGGTGTTGATCTGGCGAAACACTCCGACTTCAGCGTGTTTACCATCTTCGACGCGGCTGGCCGCATGGTGGCTATTGACCGTATGAACCAGGCAAGCTATCCGGTACAGGCGGAGCGGCTTATCAGCCTACTGCGGGACCACCAAGTCAAGCAGTGCATTGTGGAATCCAATGGGCCGGGCGAACCGTTCTACGACAACCTTCTGCGAGACCTGCATACACGACGCCAGGAGTTCAGCACCAACGGGATTGCACAGCCGATTATCACACCCTTCGCCACCACGGCACAGAGCAAGCGGCAGATGATAGACGCGCTCGTGGTGGCCTTCGAGCGTGGCGACATCACCATCTTGGACGATCCCGAACTGGTGAACGAGTTCGAGGCGTTCGAGATGACGCAGACAGGGGCTGGCAATATCCGCTTCTCGGCACCCGAAGGCGGCTGGGACGACCGGGTGATGGCCTGCGCGTTGGCCTGGACAGAGATACGGGCGAAACAGGCCGTTCGGGCGGGCACATATCCGAGTCCTAGCAACCTGAAGACGACCCGTTCTACTGCCCGCAGTATGGTTTCACGAGGCGAATCTAGACTGAGGGACCTATGAGATGCCGGCACATTCGCCATTGACAATGACCGAAGCCGCAAAGCTCCAGGCGCAGATCGGCACCTCTGGCGTCAAGCGCATGGGCACCCAAATCCTGGAGGAATTCCTGGTCGAGCTTCAGGGCGCAAAGGGGCGCGCCAAGTACCGGGAGATGGCGCTGAACGACGCCACTATCAAGCGGGGCCTACGCGCTATCAAGTGGCAACTGCTCAAACCGGAGTGGCGGGTCGAGGGCGGCGAAGGCACGGATGTTGAGAAGGCGCAGCACTTCCTGAGCAGCTTAGCCGACGATATGAGCGACACCTGGCGGGAGGCACTGCGGGAGGCATTCACCTGCCTTGACTATGGCTCTGCCTATGCCCAGATGATCTACAAACGGCGCATGGGACCCGACCAGACAGACCCGACGAAGCGTAGCAAGTACGACGACGGGCTCATTGGGTGGCGCAAATGGTCTTTCCGTGGGCAGGAGACCTGGGACGGCTGGCATTTCGATGACGACGGGGACATGGACGGGCTTTATCAACTCGACCAATATACACCGGCGGCACAAGGCAGAGTCCTGATACCGCTCAACGGGATGCTGGAGGATAATGGGGAGAACGTCACCGCCTACAGCCTACACTTTAAGGTAGAGGGACGGCTAGGCGATCCCGAGGGCGAGTCGATGCTGCGGTCTGCCTATCGTCCCTGGCGCTTCAAGAAGGCCCACGAGGTAGCCGAGGCGATCCGGCATGAGCGCGACGCCACGGGCGTACCGTACTTCGCCGTGCAGGATGGCGGGCCGAACCTCTGGGATGCAACCGATGAGAGCATGGTCAACCTACTCGCTTACCTGGAGAAGGCGGGCACGGCGCTGCGGTTGGACGACCAGACGAGCATCATCACCCCGGCGGGAATCAGCTTCACGCTCGTGGGTTCGCCCGGTGTGCCGCAGGTGGATAGCGACAAGCTCATTCGGCGGCTCGACTGGCAGATTCTCGGCTCGATGCTGGCGCAGTTCCTGGAGCTGGGGCAGTCGGCGCATGGGAGTTTCGGCAAGAGTGAGTCCGACCAGGACTTCTTCTTGACGGCGATGGAGGGGATTCTCGTCTACGTGATCGCCGAAACTATCAACCGATTCGAGGTGCCGCGGCTATTCCGCCTGAACGCGGGCAGCTTTGCGGGGTTGACTGAATATCCACGGTTCGTGCCGGGCGAGTTGCAGATGGCGAACATAGGCGACCTGGCGGAGCCGCTGTCTAAGCTCATTACGGCGGGGGCGATCACACCGGACGCGGCACTGGAGGCGTGGTTGAGGCAGCGAGGCAAGTTGCCGGAGGCTGAGTTGCAGCAGGAAGGTGAAGAAGGGGCCGTCGGCAAGGCGGTGCGTTGGCTGAAGCGGCGGGCGAAGAAGCCGGAGCACGAGAGCGAGCACTACACGGTGCATGACTTCCTGGGAGGCGAATAGGTGAGCGAGGGATTCGGGAAGGTCATTGAGGTTAACGTTGATCAGCTTCGCGAGCTGGCAGCGTCGGGGTATCGTGGTACGATTCGCGTTTGCGATACCAGAGAGCGGATAGAGGCCATCATGCCGCCGTTATATCCGCTTGTAAGGGTGAGGGGAGAGGCAAAGTGACCGAGGAGCGGATTCCGGTGGGAGGGTCAATTCGCATCGAAAGAGGCGAGGCAATGGAGGTCTTTGATGGTAGTCGTTGGAGGCGAGTAAATGACGTCGTTCACTGGAAGTGTGCGGAATGCGGAGAGGAACGATTCAGTTACGTGGTCGAGCCAGGGGAGGCCAGCGATGCCAAAGTCGCGCAACCAGTTGAGGCTTGAGCGGCGGCGGGCGGAGTCCGAGAAGCCGGGGACAATCCAGTATATCCAGGCGCATAGGAAACCGCGGCCGCGCCGATGGATGCTGGACGACACGACTAGGACGTTACTCCAGTCGGTCCTATCGATGTTAGCGCGTCGTCGGGCCAACGTGGCTCAGATGCGAGTAGAGGCGCGGGGGCGGTATCGCGGTGGACGAGTAAGGGAGGCGAGATGAGCGAGGAGTGGATTCCGGTCTATCTAAAACCTGGTGGCTTATCGAATGCCACGAACGGGAGGACCGGCAAATCGGACTATGAAGTGAACCGTTCCGACATCGAGGCGGTGGTGGACGCGCGGATAGCGGCGACGAAGGCACCCGACTGCCAGCATCTATACAAACAGAGAATTATCTTCGGCCCTGGCGCTTCCCTTGACGTTTGTTTCTGGTGCGGGAGACCATGGGAACATGTATTAGGGCAGAGGGGCGAACAAACACCCGACCCCCTCCGCGCCGCCGCGTGTGAGGTGGTGGATTGGTACGCCGGGACCCACCGGCAAATCGAAGGGGATGAGTGTGTCGCCAAGCTCCGCGCCCTGCTGGGGGATGAGGGATGAACACTCCGCGACACCCCCACCTCGGCGAGGACGTGGACATAACCTTTGACTCCTGGGTACTGGATGAGCCCTGGCGCTTTGCCCTGCAAGACCCGCCAATCGACCCGGTCGTAGCCTTGGCGAGCGCACGCTTGACCGGCGACAAGGAGCGGGAGCGGCGCGGCCTGATGTTCATTGGCGAGGTGCGGAAGGGTGATCTGATCTTCCAGCAGTATCGGCGGCCGACCTTCTGGCGGCGGTTGCGGTTTGCGATCCTGCGGCCGCGGCTGGAGAAGCCCATGCGGAGCGATTATGACGGACAAGCCAGCAGATAGGCGATGGCAGGTGCGCTGTCCCGATGGCGAGTGGCGCTTCGTTAGGGCCATCGAGGGGCCGACCATCCTATGCCCCGGTGACTTCGGGGTGCGCTGGCAGGCCTTTGGCGGCGTGAACCTGCCTGTGTCGGGGCTGGAGTTGCGGTACACGGTGACGGTGCGGGGAACATGGATGGCGTGGAAGCCGGGATACATGGTGTTGTTGGCTGAAGACTTCGGTATGCTGCAATTGGCAGAGGCGATCCGGGCGGCGCAGGTAGAGCAGCGGCAGGAGAGGATGGCAGTCAATGTGCGATGACGAAGGAACCTGGGAACTCGATCTAGCTATCGAGGTTTTCGTGGATTATGACGGCTATATGGATGCGAACTGTATCTGCGGCACTGGACTCGAATGGGCCGGTTGTGAACGTCGTACATGCCCGAATTGCGGAGCGACTTATCGACTGCGCGCTGCGGCCTTCCGACTCGTCGAAGCCGCGAAAGAGACGGTAGCCCATGGCTAGGAGCCTAGCGTACCTCGAAGCGTACTACCAGCAGACGAAGCCTCTCGTGGTGCGATACCTGGCGGGGATCGCCGATCACATCCACCTACGGGCGCGCGGGCAGGCGGGTAGGGCGAACTCACCGCGCAAGATCAGCGAAGTAGACAAGGCGGCATTGTCGGGACTGACGGCGGAGGCCTGCCAGAAACTGAGTGACGCGGAACTCGTCAGGCTACATGCACTCAGCCATACGATGGCGGGGAAGGAGACAGCATAATGCCCTACTCTACAGTAGCGGACCTCCCGCCGGCGTTCAAGAACCTACCGAGTGGCGCGAAGAGCATTGCCATGCGGACGATGAACGCGGTTCTGGAAGGCAAGGAAGATACCGAAGCACTCGTGACGCAGGCCGTGCAGGCGGCATGGGCCAACATCGAGCAGGAGTATAGGCGGCAGGGCGGGGGCTGGGTGAAGAAATGGCTCACCCGCAAGGCCCTAGGCGAGGGGCAGGGAGTAGGAGGGCCGCGGCAAGGCGTAGGGGGAACCGACATGTGCGTCTGTCCCGACTGTGGCGCACGAGTGAAGCATGACAGGGGGACGCCGTGTGCGGAGGTCTCTTGTCCCGACTGTGGGGCGGCCATGGTGGGCGAGGGCGTGGAGAAGGACGACGGGATACTGTCAGCTCACGACATGCTGGCCGCGGAGTTGACGCGGAGGGGGAAGCTGCACCGAACGCCGATGGCGAAGGCCTGGTACGTGCCGATAGCCAAGGCGGACCCCGACAAGCGCATCGTCTACGGCATTGTGCTTCAGCCCGGCGATGAGAAGGACACTGACGCACAGCATGACTTCGTGACGGCAGACGAGATCGAGGTGGCGGCCCACTCCTTCATGCGGCGCTATCGGGCAGCGAAGGCCGCTCTCGGCATCCAGCACGAGAAGGAGGCCCCGGCCATTGACATCGTGGAGAACTATATCGCGCCGGCAGACTTCACGCTGAACGGGCGCGAGGTTCTGAAGGGCAGTTGGGTTATGGGCGCCTACGTTGGCGACGACGCGGCGTGGAAGGCAGTCAAGGACGGTTCCCTGTCAGGGTTCAGCATCGGAGGAAGGGGAGAACGAATAGCGGCTTAGGTGTGGGAAGGTTTGGCTTGGCGCGGTGAGGCACGGTGAGGCCTGGCAAGGCAAGGCTAACACACAAACCGAATAGCCCAAAGCAGCCGCCGGCAGGCGGTTGTCCGAGGGACAGAAGCCCCCGTCTTCTCTGATCAGAGGGGAGGATGGGGGCTTTTGCTTTGGGGCTGAGTTGAGAAAGGAAAGCAGCATGAGATTCGATCACAGTCAGTTGGCGATTGACCAGAAGCTCATCGAGTTGCGGCAGACGGACCCCGCGGGCGCGGCCGCCTTCGCTCTGCGGCATAAGGGCATCTGTCCGGCCTGTGGGCGGCACACGATAACGGTGAGTGGCGAGAACGCGGTGAGCGGCACGCGGGCCTTCTCCTGTAGCGCGTGTCAGTGGGCGGCGACGGTTACCGAGGCGGAATGGCGGGGCAATCCAACCATTACGCTTCGCGCTATCTGCGAGGAAGCGAAGCGAGCGGCGAGGTTGGCTGCGAGGCCGCGGGCGACCCCGAGGCCGTCCACACCCTATGTGAAGCCGAAAACGCCAGAGATCGCCAGCGAAGCGCCAAAAACGGCAAGCCAGAAGGATGCCAGGGGTGGGGATGAACGGAACGACGGTCGGGATAAACCTGCTGACATGTAACCTGGCGGACTGCCCTGCCCACTATCGGGCCATGGATTACGCGCTGAGGTCGCTGCTGGATTCCGACCTGCGCGAGTTCGAGTGGCGGTTGCAGGTGGTAGACAACGGTTCGACCTGCCGGGAGACACAGGAGCGGCTAGACCTGCTCGCACAACAGGAACCCCGCGCCTCCGTTCATTGGGCGGGTGAGAACCTCGGCATATCGAAGGGCCGGAACCTGGGGTATCAGATGCTGCGTGCCGACTTCGAACCGGAGTTCGTTGTCGAGGTTCACACCGATCACCTGTTCCCTCAACGATGGTTGGGGCCTATCGTCGCCCATATGCAGGCGCCGGCATGGGAGAAGGCCGGTATGGTGGGGGCGGCGTTGACAACGGGCGGCGGGCAGTGGCGCTCACCTCGGCTCATGGTGGATTACTCCCACCCGTACGAGCAGATACGGGCGGCGCTGGAGACACACGCCAAGACCTGGCATCGAGCCAATGAGTTACGCCCCGGCCTGGCTCATCCCGCAGTGATCCGTTGGGCGATGGTGGAGGAGTTGGGGGAGAGGGATAGCGGAGGCATCTGTGTGTACGATCCGCTCCTACCCGGCAGGCAGAACTTCGAGGACACGGAGCTGGTCTTCCGGGCGTGGAAGGCGGGCTGGAAAGTCCTCATCGACTTCTCGACGATGGTCTATCACGCCTACTGCGGCGGTGGGCGATTGGCGATCAGTACGGGCGGCGATGGTGTGCCGTACCACGATCCGGACCCGAACGGCAGCAGGAACCATCTATCGGGCTACGATCAGAACGGAGTCTACTGTCAGCGAAAGCACGGGCACGACTTCTGGCCGTTTGCGACGGCGACGCTAGGACAGTGGATGGAGCGAGCTTATGTTAGGTAGGAGGCGATCTCGTAATGGCAGCGCTGCCCTGGTACTTTCGTAACACACGAATGACGGTAGAGGGTGGGGAGTACATCATCCACTTCACGATTCCACGATGGGCAATTCCATTCCTAGTGGCGAGTGTGTTATGGGATGCTATCAAACGGAAGCTCGGAATGATCATGGAGGCAATAGAATGAGCGGAAACTGGCGAGAAACGGCGGCCGTTATCTTCGGGGCGGCAGTTGGGCAGGTATGGGCGGTCTGGCGCGGACACGATAACTTGGCGGTCGAAATAACGGGGGCCGTAGCAATGCTGATTCTCTTCTTCGGTGGTTCCCTGTTGTATTGGCTGGGGAAGAGAGGGAGGCGATAGGATGAGGCCTACAGCGATGAAAGTTGATACTCAAGTAGTACATGGTGGTCACGGTTCCGCAGATACCCTTGATTATCTGCGAGCTATTGTGATCGAATTGAGGGCACTACGAACAGCTCTTCCTGCTAGTTCGATAGGAAGCGTGCAAGCGGAGTTGGCCGCGCTTGAGGGGACCATTGATGCCCTTAAGCATACCAAGGGGAGTCCAACGTGAACATCCTCCCCGTCGGCTTCTCGTTCATGCAGGTGCTCTGCGACGGCTATGCTACGTGGTGCGCGGACAACCCAGCCGCCGAAGGACTGGACGAGAGTAAGACCCTCGTGCCCGATGCCGCCGACTTCGTACTGACGATGAATAGCGGCAACACGGAGGTTGTGCGGCAGGCGCAGGCGACGGCGTGCCAGCTCGGCATACCGCTGGCCTTCTGGACCTGTGAAGATCCAAATGCGCTTCTCGGCTTCATGCCCCAGGCGATGATGGCCGACTATGTATTCACGAGCGACAAGGCCTGCATCCCAACCTATCGCCGGCATCTCAAGCATGAGCGAGTCTACTGGTTACCGTTGGCGGCGAACGAGTGGCTGCACAAGCCGATGCCCCTCGCGGAGGACGCGGCGGATTTCGTTTTCTCCGGCAACTGGTACGACAACCAATGGGCAGCGCGGAAGTGGGGGACGGAGACCGTGATACTGCCCCTCGCGCGGGCAGGCTACTCAATGGCGATCTTCTCCTATGAGGAGCCGCCGTATCCCGAACTGAAACCATTCTGGCGCGGGGCTACTTCCTGCTACACGACGGCGGAGCAGTACACGCATGGGCGCGTCGTGCTAGGCAACAACAATCAACGGAGCGGGATGGATGAGCGGGCCAAGACGTACATGACGAGTATGCGGACCTTCGAGGCGCTGGCCTGCGGGAAGCCGTTCCTGGCGAGCCAGAGCGACGCGTATGGGGCGTTGGGGCTGGTGGACTACCGAGACATAGCGGTAAGCGACACGCCCGAGCAGACGTTGGCATGGGCAAAGGCACTTCTGGAAGAGGGGAACGGCGCGCAGATACTTGCCGACCAGGGCAGGGCGAACGTCCTCGCCAACCATACCTACGGACACCGGCTAGAGCGGATAGCACGGGCGATAGCGGGTACGGCAGACCCGGAAGACTGGCGATAATCCCATGAAAGGAGATAGCCGATGGTAACTGCACTCGATTTGACGCGAAGCTACGACTTCGTGAATCTGTACGCCTATTGGTACACCATCTTCGTCGGGTAGAAACCACACTGGAGGCGGGAGCAATTATGGACATAAACCCGTTCCCTTACAATGAGCAAGCGGACACGGCCCGCGTCGCGTCCCGGCTTGCTCAGGCTATCGAGCGGAAGGAACCCTGCTCGATGATTTCGATGGCCGATGGTGAAGCGGCGGTACTGTGGGCGGCAAAGGGTTTCGGCGAGTTCCACTATCTGTCGGCCTGGGGTTTCTCCGCCGAGGACAGGCGCGGCGTGGCCGAACAGTTGGCGGCGGCAATTCCACGATGCGATATTGTGTGTCTGCCGCGCTCGGGACCGGAAGCGTCGAAGCCGGGCATGGGGCCGAAGCTCCGTGAAGCCCTGCGCTTGTGGGATGTGAAGCTGAAGCCCGAAGCGCTGATCGGTGACTCACTAGTAAGTTTCTATTTGCTGTACGATGCGTGGCTGTGGATGCTTTTGGAGAACCGCAAGGTACTAGTGGTGACGAACGAGGCTGACAAGGTCGCGGCGGCCCTTATGGCGCGAATACCGCCAGCCGGTATTGATGCCTATGCGGGCGCAGGTTGGTGGCGGGCGGCAGACGCGCACCCCATCATGCTCGAAGAGGGTCTTGCGGGTTCTGCCAAGTGCCTGGAGCAGGCGGCGAATCTGCCCTGGAAGCCCGACCTTTGTATCCTCGGAGCGGGTTCGCGGGCGGCACACCTCTGCGTCGAGATTGCCGAGATGCACCGCATTCCGGTGATCGAACTCGGGAGCTCGATGGCGTGCTTTCACGCGGCGAGCGATTTGGCGGCCTACCATCAGTGGTATCTGGCGGGAGGATAAGACCATGAGGGTTCTACTCTATTATGGTTTGCTCGCTGGCGGGGGCTGCGAACGTCGCATGGGTGACCTCTGCCGCTGGCTACTGGACAACGGTGACGAATGCTGGATCGTCGCCTCGGGCGCATATGATACCGCCCTGACAATTCTGTGCGGGCATTGCCACGTACCCGCCAACCGCATTCTCTACATGCCACCGGGCGGAGTCTTTGAGGACTTCCTGAACAAAACCGCCGCGGAGTTGCAGGCAGACATTATCGACCATCAGTGGTGGGGGGCAGGCATCCCCACGGATGGATTCGAGAAGCCCGCCATCTGCACACTGCATGGGCTAGTAACGCCGCCGCCAGCCGGCTATTACAAGGGTATCATCTCGGTAGAGACCTTGCACGAAGAACATACCATGCGGACTTTGGCACCGCATTACGAGGTCATCTGGAACTGGGTAAACCTGGACAGGTTCCCGTTCCGCGAGGAGTTAGGCCAGGGCGCCGCCTTCTTCGGGCGCTCGTTCAAGATGGTGAATGCCTTCAAGGTGGCAGAGCATTGGCCTGGCATGATTGACTGCTACGGGATGGCATCTGAGGCTCTGCCCGAGTTCCCGCCGAATATGGAGTGGCATGGATTCGCAGACACGGCCGAGATCATGCCGAGATACCGCGTCATCTTCGGGTCGGCGCAGGTGGTGCTGGAGGCAATGGCAACGGGACGATTTGTGATTGCAGGACAGGGGTACTTCATCGAGACGGTTCCCGCCGGCCACCTCGTCACACCGGAGAACGTGGATGCCTTGGCACAGAACCAGTTCTACTGCGAACGGCGGGGTGATCCCAATCTGGCGGAGCGGACCTCGGCAGAGGTCTACGCCGACTTCCAGCGAGCGATGGAGAATGACTTGCTGCAGGAGAGGCGCTATCTGCGGCTATGGGTGGAGTCGTACCACAACATGGACATGCAGTGCGGACGGATTCGACAGCTCTATGAGGAGTGCATAGCATGATCTATGCCGACCTAGCCGCCGAAGTCGTCGCCGCGCTCGACGCCATGACGCCGCTGCAACGGGAGGGCATACGGCGGAGCCTAAACGTTCCGAACCTTGCCCTGCCAGAGAACGCCGCACTGTGGGAGGTCATCGCCCCAGCCACCCAGGACAACGACCAGACGAATGACTCGCCGCTGGAGGATGTGCGGGCCGCACTCGAAGACCTGCCCCCCGACTCCTGGCGGGCGCTGAATAACGCCCTATTCATCCTCTACCGTGGCAACATCTTCGATGAACCGGCGCGATTCCTAGAAGGCGGCGGCATAGACTTTCGGCACGACGACGGTATGGGCAGGCTTGTCTGGGGGGCACGCTATGAGCTGTTCTTCAGCTACTTGGAAGCAGAACGGCAGCGGCTCAAGGCTACTTACCCATATACCCGACAGATAGTAGTTGATCCCCTGGCCGTCCTGGACGTTGGTTGCTGGCAGGGAACTCTTATGTGCGAGATGATGCAGAGGGGATATGCCACCGGCGGAACCGACATCTGCTCACTAGTGCAACCGGACGTGCGCGACCG